TTGATTATACTGTTAATATAAAATCCAACCTTGGGATTCTTATTTGAAAAATATGCAATCGGTTTTGTATTTTCATTATTACAACACGCATTGTCAATAAAAGGAATCGCGCCGTGTGTTTTCAAAAGAGGGGATTCTTTTAATATAACTTCATTGACTTCATTGATTAATTGATAATTCATTAATAAATTTTTGGAAAAAATATTATCTATCATGGAATGTTGTTGTTTTCGTCCCTGCTTCATATTGGTAATTATTTCTTTTTTATAATCAGACGATATATTTTGTAATACACTGTCTTGTATATTGAATTTTACAAGAGGTGGCATAAAATGAGTCCATTTTTCTACTTTATGTTCTTCTACTACCTCATCGTCCTTGTGCAACAGCAAATACTGTTTCTTTTCTTTTATTTTATAATCAATCTCCGAATTGACTAATAAATATTTATCTATAATTTCTTTAATTCGCTTTGCGAATTTGGATTGATTATATTTTTTCACTGCACTCCAAGGTTCAATATCATTCCGTGTTTTATACAATACACAACTAACATAATTTAACCCACTATAATCTTCATCTCCGGTTAATGGATAACCCTCAAATGATTTCACACAACCAGGGAATGTTTTCTTTGGTTTAATACCGGGTATGGATACTTGATTACAAATCAAAAAACACGAACTTACAATTAAAATGAGGGTTTCATTGAAATATGTATCATATTTGGGCATTTTCACATCCTTCTTTTCTTGGTATTTTTTTACTAATTTATTATAGGATTCTTCTGATTTGATCTGGGTTTCTACAAGTTCAATACATAATCTTAAACAAAAGCTGTCTATGGTTTCTTCCTTAACATCGGTGGATTTACATAAGAAACTAAAAATATTATATACCTTTTCCATATTTGGGTTTTCAAAAATGCGCTTTTCTTTCTTTGATAATTTGGGTTGGTCTTCCATTTTAGTTATTTCACTTTCGAGTAAACTTCGCGTTGACACTTTAAATCCAGATTCATCAAAACCTTCTTCGGAGTCCAATGATACTTGTGAAATAACCATTCCACTGTATTTATCCACAATACTGTCGCCGTCATCACTAATCGCTCCCTGAACACGAATAATTTCCTGCAATTTAGATGCATAATCTCCATTTGTTGAAAAGGTATATGCCAATTCATACAAAAACGCGGGCATTAGTTTTACATTGCTATCTTTACAATATTTCCAAAATGGTAATTCTCCCGAATCTTCAATGTAATTACGACAAAATAGGGTTACAAACTGTAATATATGTTGTTGTTTTTCGGAAAAATCACCAGTACCCAATATTTTTTGAAGTAAATCGTGATGAGGTGATTTAAGGCGCACATCTGTATTTGCATACATTCCCAACTGATATTGAAGGTTATTGTGTTTTTGTTCATTTACGTCTTTAATAATCAAGAATTTATTTAAGTAACGTTTATATGATTCCAGGTTCTTATTTAATTCTGATTCTAATTCTTCCATATTAACAACATAGCGCGCTTCTAATTCACTTAATAATTGATTTTCCCGTTTTTGTTGTATTTTAAACTGAACTTCTTCTTTGCTTTGACATAAATTGTTTGTTTTGTTTTTGAAACAACTTGACTTGATATTACAAAACAATGTATTATTATCCATAAAAATGGTTTCATTTATTGAATCGTCACGTAGCCAGTTTTTCTTCATTCGTTTGTAATAATGATATTTTTGCTCTTGTTCGGATGGTTTTGTAACATTTACTTTTGCGTAATCATTATCTAATACTTCACGCTTACCACGAATAATAACGGAAGCCAAATCTTTTGCACTATCTTTACTTACTTCATGTTTTTGAGTTAAATTTTCCACCAAAAAATCATAAAAATCTTCGTTTACCATATTTCGCTTTTCCGTTTCATAATTTGATAATATGTCATATGGAGTGTCGTCATACGATTCGTCGAAAAACAATTCATCTTTACCATTGTCTTTCATTAATTCTTCCAAATTTTCATATTCTTTTGCCAAATAGCGACGTCCACAATCGCTTTTAATTTTTAATGGATTCGATGTATCTTCATCAATATCCATTTTTTTGGGAATATTGAGAACAAACATCATCTTTGAAAGCATCGCATAAAGGAGTTTACAATCGTCTATAACATACATTTTCTTGAGTAATTCGTGATTATGTAAATCCTTCGATACTTTTACTAATCCATAATCAACCACCATATTTTCACTGTCTTCATCCAATAATTTCAACAATGATTTAATTATATTCGGATTTGATTGCATATTTCGATAACTATTAAAAAGTGCGGCCTTTTCTACAAAATTCTTCTTGAGGTTTTTAATGTTCTCCTTTATTACATATCGTATTTCATTATGTTGAGTGTATGTTAAGTCGTTATTATAAATCATAAAGGGTTCTAACTCATTTACATAAGAAACAAACGAATATTTTGTATTTAATATTTTCCGCATAATATTAATAATCGTCTTTGATTTGGGTATAACAGATTCCAAATATTTATTGTATTTATAACTATTATCAAAATTCGTGTCACTTAATACATAATGATTAACGTTTTTCAATATATCAATACTGGAATAATCTAATTCGTTGTCTAGATCGTCTACCATGTTCTCCACAATGTCTTGATGCTTTGTAAATAATCGGAATTTACTTAAGAAGTTTTGATGATAATGTACTCGATTCATTATTTTTTCATTATTCATATACAATTTCGAGAACCTCATTGCACTATAGGGAAGAGACATAAATGAGGAAATAGCCATTTGTTCATTTGGTGTATTATTTATTAATACTGTTTGTTTTGTTACATTATTTGTTACCTTTTTCATACCTAAATTGTATTTCTGAATTACATATTGTTTGTATGACAAGTTCTCTCCATCAATAATGGACGATTTAAAATCATCTATATTGTCAATAATTGCTTCAATATTTGTGTTTACATCTTGCATCATAAGTATATCATTTGATTCGTATGGTTTGTTATATGGCTTAAATGTATTTGCAACTAAATTATCCATTACATCACTATTTACCATTTGTTTTTCAACATAGTACTTTTGTTGTGCATTATGCAATTGCTCATATGTCTCATATGCGCTCGTATATACTACATCATTGAGTTCAGAGTCGTCATCAAAATCACAAATGTGTTTTCTTGTTTTAACAATAGGTATTAACCATTGTAAATGGGTATTCATATTTTCAATAGATTTGACCAAAGGTTTATAAAAGGGTCCTTTTAATTTCGGTGCAACGACGACATTACCATTTTTGAACTCTGAAAAATGGTGGCGCAATTCCTTGAAACGTGTAATTAAGAGTTGAATATTGTTAATCACATATTGATTTCGTTTTTCATTGGGTATTGTAGATAATAATTCATCCATTAAATCATTTACTTGTATTTCAATATCATAACGTTTTTCCTTTTCGTCAACTTCCACAACTTCTTTAATTGCGTGTAATCGTTCACCAAATATAATTTCTTGTGACTCGTTAATAAGCTCTCCCAATTTTTTATCAATATTTTCTTCTTCTATTTCGATTTCTTGGTCTTCTTCTTCTGGTGTTTTTTCTAACATTTCTATTGTTAGTTCTGGTTCTGGTGTTTCGGATATTTCTTTATATTCTTGGTCTTTAATGGGTTTTTCTATTTTATCTTCTACATACGCGGGTGCATCGCGTTTTTCTATTTTTTCAAGTGGAAGATTTTTTGGTATACCTTTATATTCAAAGTCAATATAAATGACTTCTAGATCGGGATATTTTGTCAATTCAATCATGTCTTCTTCGATACTGGTTACTTGTGTTGTAAATATGGCGGGAAAATCACCTCCAAAATGTAAATTTAACCACTGACCCACTTCTATATCATTTTGTTTAATATATCCATCATTTTCACTACGGTCAAGTAAAAAAATTTGTTCAATTGATTCATCTTTAAATGTATTATTTTCCAATGCCAATGATTGTGGTGTGCCATCATTTATTTTAATCAAATCAATACTGGTGTTATCAATATAATCAATTATAAATACATGTTCATGGTACAAATCATTATTTGGACTATTTATTTCTATAATATCTCCTAATTTCAATATTAATTGTGTAGTCATAATGTTATATATATTGACAACATAAATAATATTTAAAATGGTTTTCCTTAAATTTATATAAAAATTGATTTAAATAATAATCCATATATTATATTAAAGTAGCAATGTCTGACCCGGTAATAGAACTAACCTGTGAATCTGAGAATGTTAAAAGCAAACAGTATATTTATGAAGAAAACAAATATACAATTAAAAATTATGACAGAAATATGATAAGTGACTCTTTCAGTGATTTGTTTGCATATAAAAGTGTGATTTATGATGAAAATGGCAAACTATTGTCTGTTGCACCACCTAAATCAATTGGTTATAATTATTTCACATCTTCTTATGAATGCGATTCAAATATTGAAATTAGTGAAATCATCGAGGGAACAATGATTAATCTGTTTTATCATAATGATAAATGGATATTATCTACCCGTGGCGCAATCGGTGGAACTTATTTCTATTTTAGAAATCAGTATTATGTCGACGTCCATAGTACAACTCGTCAAATTAGTTTTTATGATATGTTTATGGAGGCGTTGCAAGCGGATGACAATCAAATGTTAAATGATAATATGTTGATGAAAAATATGGATAAAAATTATTGTTATTCATTTGTGATGCAACACCCAGATAACCACATTGTTATTCCTGTGAGATTTCCTCAGCTATATTTGACTGGTGTTTACAAAGTAGATAATGTTGAAAATAATAAATTTACTGCAATTAGCAGAGAAGTATATGAGAACTTTGACTGTTTTAAAAATAGTGTGATTCATTTTCCCAAAATATTTGAAACAAAAGACAGTTTCCAAGATAATCTGGACGCCTATACTGGATTACAGGAACCCTATACAAATGTAGGTATTATGATATATAATAAACAATCGGGTGTACGTTGCACAGTAAAAACACATAGTTATCTAAAACTAAAGGAATTGCGTGGAAATAATCCTAATTTGCAATATCAGTATTTATCATTGCGTCGCATTGACAAAGTAACCGAATTTTTGACCTATTTTCCTCAATATAAGAAACTGTTTTACAAATTTTACGTTCAATACAGAGATTTTATGTTTAATGTTCATCGCAGCTATATTGCAAAATATATTACAAAAAAAGAGAAATTTATTTCAAACAAATATATGCCCCATATTTTCAGAATTCATCAAGAAATGTTTGTACCTCATATGTTAAAAGGAGAAAAGACAACAATTAAATTGGACAATGTGTACCAATATTTTAATCAACGTTCGATTGCCGAACTACTTTATGCACTCAACTATGATACACGTGAAGTACACGATAAACAAGTAAACATTAAACATATTTAATTTCAACCCATTAATAATCATAAAAATCATCTTTTTTTATGATTATCATTATAAATGTATATGGTCTATGTAGCGTGTGAAGCTATTACGTATGCACTTGCGCTAGCACAAGACGGGTATGTTGATGAGAAAGCGGACGGAGCTGATCGCATCAAGATGCTTTGTCGGGACGATGCTAATGTGGGAGGTATATAGGTGCTAATAGCGCTAGCACAAGACAGTATCGGTATACACTTGAAATATAGTGAAAGATCGAGAAAATTGAATAGCTTTTTCACAGTAGTTCACAATAAATCTTAACAATAGTACAAAATATCAAAATGTCATCTTGCTTGATTTGCTGTGAGAACTTTTCGAATAGAACCGGAGCTCGGGCCGAAATATCGTGCCAGTGGTGCCAATTTACTGCTTGCAGTAAATGCTGCAAAACTTACATATTAGACCAAAATGAAACCGTTTGTATGAACGGAGCAAAAAACCCCGATGGAACGCCTGTTTGTAGAAAGGTTTGGACCAGAAAATTTGTAACGGATAGTTTTCCTAAGAGTTGGGTTGAAGGTGAATGGAAGAAGATGAACTCCACTGTAATGGTTGAAAAGGAAAAGGCCCTATTACCTGCAACGATGCCTGTCGTTGAGAACAGAAAGGAACTCCAAGGTTTAAAGAAGGAGGTTGATGCTATTAGCAGGCAAATCCTTCAACTTCAACGGAGACGGTGGGCACTAAAAGCCCAAATCTCATCAGGTGGCAGTGTTGTTACAACGAAAACCGTATCCGTTGGACGTAAGTGTCCAGACCAAAGCTGTCGTGGTTTCCTATCAAGTCAGTGGAAATGTGGTTTATGTGAGAAATGGACTTGTCCTGACTGTCATGTCATCAAGGGTAGTTGTCGTAATGCTGAGCACACGTGCGACCCAGATACACTGGCAACAGTGAAACTTCTTGACAAAGATACAAAGCCGTGTCCTAGTTGTTCGACACCGATTCACAAAATAGAAGGTTGTGATCAGATGTGGTGCACTCAGTGCCATACTGCATTCAGTTGGCGTCGAGGAACCATTGAAACGCGGATTCACAACCCTCATTTTTATGAGTGGCAGCGAAAACAAAATCAAGGAGTAGCTCCAAGGAATCCTGGTGACTTTGAATGTGGTCGCGATTTGGGTGATCGTCGTGCCCTCAACTTCATTAACCAAACGTTAGCGGACGATTCATTATCTGAGAATTTAACCACAGATGAGCGTGCGGTTCTCGATAAATTAATAGTGGATATTCCCACCGTGATTCGAAAAACAATACATCTTCAACAACACGACGGGGCTCATTTCATCACTAACAATGCAGTTGACAATGTAGACCTCAGGGTGAAGTATCTTTTGAATGAAATCACCGAATCTCGCTTTTCATCGAGAGTGCACGCTGCCTATAAGGCATTCGAAAAGAAGCAGGATATTGGACACGTCATTCAGCTTCAGTATCAAGGTGTAACCGACATTATTTATCGTTTTGCGGACGCATTGAAATCTATAGGCAAGATGGATTCTCAATCACTTGCGAAAATTCACTCGATTTTCAGCGAAGTAGACGAACTTACCAAATATTCGAATGGGATCTTACGAGAACATTCAGCGACGTATAACTGTAAGAACTATGTCATCACATATTCCGGTCAGTGGAGAGTACTAATTTAGAATAGCATATATTATTATTTAAACTTATAACAGTTTTTTTATTGTTAAAAATCATAAAAATTGAATAAAAATATATAATATATAACTTTTATTCAATAAAACAAAGCAATGTTGTCTCTTAGTCAAGAACAAACACTGGATAACCTTATTCTTAAAATACAAAAACAAAATTATTTACTTCAAAATGGGGACACAGAAGAGTTGAAAAAACTCCACACAAAACTTTACAAACCAATTGATATTAACACCGTTCCTAAAATAGCATCACAATTATAATTAAGTTCTTGGTGGAGCGATGATTTTACTTTGATCTATGCTTTCTAAATCCTCTTTTGTTACATGCTGATTATTTTTTAATATACGTATTCCACCCCAATACGCGTCACATAATTTATTTAGTTTAAACATATATGACCCTGTATGCTCTTTATTTACTTTTCCCATATTTTTTATAGAATTTCGCATTATTTCGATACTTTCAGCAACATATTCACTTTGAGGTAATCGTGTTAAATCACTTTTATAATCTTTATCAAAAAAATAATCCATATTTTCTGAATTCATATATTTTTCATAAGGTGTCAATAAATATTTGTTCCATACTCGTATAGTAATTTTCGGATTTGCTTTTCTAACTGCCCGTATACTTGTTGTACATTGTTTAATAAGTTTGTCATTTGGAAAAATTTTTTCAAGATCATCTAAAAAATCATTCATTAATGTATTAAATGCTTTTAAATATGTACTTTGGTCTGCCATAATATAAAATAATAGTTATTACTTTTTAAGTATTTTAACTTAATATGTGAAATTTGGAACAGCCGGTTTTGTAGATTGACCTAAATCTTCAATACGTTGTTTTTGTAAAACATCAATTGTAACATCGCCCGATATTTTATTGGGAGTGTAGTTATCAGGTGGTGTGTATATTGGTATATTATTATCCTTTACAGATACGTAATTATGCATTTGTCGGCGCCCTCCACTGCCCTTTGCACTTAATTCATCAGGAGTTAAATCATAAAACGTAAATGATTCAGACATTATATTATCTTTAATATCATTAAAACTATATGAATTGGGTTCTCCATTTTGCTTTACTTCTTTACTTTGACTACTAATTATATCGGGGTGTAAATATTCAATAATTTGATCACCTAAAACCATTTTATAATTTTCCTTCACTTTTAAAAGGGCTGGAACACTTACTAAATTAGGTGGCATAATCACCTTTTTTCCATTATTTAACAAAATAAAATTTTGATTTGTTTGATGGTCTAAATGACGATTATCAATACAAATAAAACTAACTTTTTCTTTTACTTGTGTCTTTGATAATACTTGGAGTATTTTTTTACAATGCTTACAATGATTGCTATAATATAATATATCCATTAAACTATATTATATTAATTATTTATTATTTTAACACATTTATACCAGTGTATATTTAAAGGGCGGCAGAGCACATTGAGAATAAAAGGCGGTTCTGGAAGTATACAATTAAGTATGCGAATCCACCCATGAAAATAGCTCCGAAAGCACCTTTCATATTTTCCTTACCTGTTAAAAGAAGGTAAGTGGATGAAAGAGCAACGATCACAAAGAAAATGAAGGAAATGACAGATAAGTAGTAAAAGAAGAGACAATATTCTTCTCCAAGGGGTGCGAACAAAGTATCGTGTAAAGATGACATTATAAAATATAAGTATAAAAAAATGCTAAATAATATATATATAGTATAATAATATATGAACAGTGAAATTACATGGAAAGTAATTAATTCGCAATTCAAAGACAATTATCAATATTTAGTTCGTCATCACATTGAATCTTATAATCATTTTTTCAATGATCAAATATTTCAGATTTTCAAAGAAAATAATCCCTTGTTTTTAGGTAGTGATTACAACCAAAAAACACAACAATTTAAAAATCAGTGTGTTATGTACTTTGGTGGCAAAGATGGTAGTAAAATATATTTTGGGAAACCAACCATTTACGATGGTAAGGATAATTTTCACAATATGTATCCAAATGAAGCCCGTTTAAGAAATATGAATTACGCTATGACTATTCATTATGATGTCGAAGTTGAATTTATTACTATATTAGACGAAACGGAACTTAAGGGAGGTCACAGCAATGAGTTTTCATCCTTTTCTAAAATTAATATGAAAAATATCGATGATGCAATGAATAAATTCAAAATGGAGGGTGGTGTTAAAGCATCTAAACGTAAGAATCAAGACGATGTTGAAATGACAACATCTGAAAGCAATGAGTTAAAAGAAACATACAGTAGTGACGGTAAAGTATTAAAACGCATAATGACACTAAAAAAAATGTATTTAGGTAAGTTTCCTATTATGTTGCAATCTGATTTTTGCATACTACGTGGATTGTCAAGAGAAACCAGGTTCTCAATGGGCGAATGTAAAAATGATATTGGTGGATATTTCATTGTAGATGGTAAGGAAAAAACAGTTGTTTGTCAAGAAAAATTCGCAGATAATATGTTATATATTCACGAAGCCAACGATGATACTTATTTGTATAAGGCGGAAATACGCTCTATATCTGAAAATGTATCGAAACCTATGCGAAATATGTTTGTTGGTGTAGTTGCTCCCGACAGTAAGTATAAAAATAAAAACATCGTTGTAAACATTCCCAATGTGCGAAAACCAATGCCATTATTTATTGTGTTTCGAGCATTAGGAATTATTAGTGATAAAAGTATTATTACACATTGTTTATGTAATCTCGAGAAATACGATTCTTATTTACAATATTTCGAATCAAGTGTATATGATGCGTGTTCTATTATGACGCAACAAGCAGCCATTAAATATATTGCCACATTTACTAAATGGAAAACGACGGAATATACTATGGAAATTCTAAGTGACTATTTTTTACCTCACATTGGTGAAAATAATTATAAATCAAAAGCGTTGTTTTTGGGCCACATGGTGAAATCATTATTGGATTGTTATAGTGGAAATAAAAAAGATGTTGACCGCGATAGTTTTAAATATAAACGTATTGAAACAGCGGGTTCGTTAATGTATGATTTGTTTCGCGAGTATTATATTATGCAATTGAGAACCATTCATCTTGAATTTGAAAAACGGTTGTTATTAAATCAATCGCTGTATGAAAATAATTTAATTGGTCTTGTAAATCAGTTTTATGTACAGATTTTTTCCGACCGCGTTGTTGAATCTGGATTCAAAAAGGGGTTTAAAGGAAATTGGGGTGCAACGGCACATACAAAACGCATTGGTGTATTACAAGAACTTAATTATTTGACACACGCATCAATGTTGAGTCATTTACGTAAAACAAATCTTCATATGGATTCTGGGGCAAAAGTGGTGGGTCCTCGTGTATTGCACGGAAGTCATTGGGGATTTTTTGACCCGATTGATACCCCAGATGGTGGAAATATTGGTCTTCATAAACACATGTCAATCAGTGCATATGTTACTAGAGGAATTAGTAGAACACACATTATTAATTGGTTAAATGAAAATACAAAAATAGAACTGATTGAAAATGTGTTTTTATCACACATAGATAAATTTACCAAGGTATTTGTAAATGGTTATATGCACGGTATTGTAAAGAAACCATATGAATTAATAGATACATTTAAAATACATAGACGCAATGGTCTTATTCCCATTTATACAAGTATAAATTTTGAATTAACAGACAATTTGATTAACATTTATTGTGATGGAGGTCGCATTTGTAGACCCATTTTTTATAAAGATGGGAAAAATATGTCATTCGAAAATAAATCCACATTGGCGGCCATAGAAAAAGGCACTTATAAATGGAACGATTTAATCACTGGTTTTAATGAGAAGAAAATAGAAAATTATCATCCAAACGATTACAATATGTATTCAATGGAAACTTTATATGGATTGAGTAGTTCTCCAACAAAATTACAAAGTTTTATAGATAACAAGGGTGTTATTGATTATATTGATAATAGTGAAAGCGATAGTGCGATGATCGCATTAAAATACGAAGATTATTTGGCAAATAAAGACAAATATACACATATGGAAATCCACGAATCTCTTATTTTGGGTGTAATGTGTAACTTAATACCTTATCCTGAAAATAATCCCGCAACACGTAATTCTTTCTCGTGCGGTCAAAGCAAACAAGCAACTTCATTGGTTCATACGAATTATCAGTTGCGAATGGATAAAAGTAATATAATATTAAACAACGGTCAAATTCCTCTTGTTAAAACACGTTATATGGAACATATTAATAATGAAGAGAACGTATATGGCGTAAACACAATGGTGGCAATTATGACTTATACTTCATATAACGTAGAAGATGCTGTTCTTGTCAACGAAGGTTCTCTACAAAGAGGTATGTTTAATACCACATACTTTTCTACCTATAGTAGCCATGAAGAAAGTGAAATGTCAAATGGAGAAACTATTTCAAAAGTTTTTACAAATATAGAGAACGACCCCACAGTTATGAATCTAAAAGCCGGTTATGATTATAGTTTTTTGGATGCAAATGGTGTTGTAAAAGAAGGAACACAGTTAAATGAGAAAGTCATACTTATTGGTAATGCAGTGTCCAATTCTTCCGAACCTGGTATAAAAATGGATAATTCTACTAAAACGAAAAAGGGGCAACTTGGGGTTGTCGACAAAACATACATTACTGAAGGCGAAGAGGGTAAACGTTTGTGCAAAATTCGCGTTCGTGAAACACGTATTCCTAATTTGGGTGATAAATTTGCGTCTCGCGCTGGACAAAAAGGTACTGTCGGATTAGTCATTCCCGAAGAAAATATGCCATTTATGAAAAATGGTATGCGTCCCGATATTATTGTCAATCCTCACGCTCTTCCATCTCGAATGACAATAGGTCAATTAGTGGAAACAATTACTGGTAAAGCGTCTGCTCATTATGGTGGTTTTGGAGACAGTACCGCATTTATAAACAAGGGTTCAAAAATTAAAGTAATGGGAAATATGTTAAACAAAGCAGGTTATCACAGTTCGGGAAATGAAATACTTTATAATGGTATGACTGGAGAACAATTGGAAAGTGAAATATTTATGGGTCCAACTTATTATATGCGCTTGAAACATATGGTAAAAGATAAAATCAACTTTCGTGCGCTTGGTCCTCGTAATGTATTAACCCGACAACCTGTTTCTGGGCGCGCTAATGATGGTGGATTGCGCATAGGAGAAATGGAACGTGATGGTGTTATTTCACACGGTGCATCTGCATTTTTAAAGGATTCTATGATGACACGCGGTGATAAATATAAATTTGCAGTATGTAATCAAAGTGGTTTGGTTGCCATTTATAATCCAGATAAAAAACTCTTCTTCAGTCCTCTATTGGATGGTCCATTGAAATATACGGGTTCTCTTGCAGAAGATAATTTGCGCATTGAAAATGTCACACAACACGGTCGAGATTTTAGTGTAATTAGTGTTCCTTATACTTTCAAATTATTGTTTCAAGAATTGCAAGCAATCAATGTTCAAATGCGTATTATTACAGAAGACAATATTTCACATATTGAGAACATGCATTATTCAAATAATATTAAAAACATTATGCAAAGTGAAAATGACGATATTAAAGAACTTATTAAAGAACTCATTGATGGTTCTAACGCGAAGAAATTTCAACAAAAGAAATTACAATCCACACCTCAAGAAGAAAAAGACGATCGCAGAGAAAAGGAAATCGAAAAAGAGGACAAAAATTTTGAAGTCGATGAACTATTTAGACGTATATACATCAGAAAATATCCAGAAGCAGACGAAAGACACATTAAAGACGCGTATAGTATCTTTTTAAAAGATGGAATTATAACAAAACCTATTTTAATACCACGTTCCCCAGAAGACACACCTCCGGGTCCAACTACACCGCCCGATACGCCACCTGGTACACCACCCGATACGCCACCCGCAACAGAAGATTCTTATTATGTGCCAGCAACACCAGAGGATTATGAGCGTCTTCCTTCTCCAGAAAAACGTTCTATTACTGATTTGGATAGTCCTCCGTTTGCACCTGATTTGGATAGCCCTCCATTTGCTCCCGATGTGAACGATGAAGATTTTACAACTAAATATGAAAAAGGCGATAAAGTGAATTTCAGGGGTGATTTTAAAACGGATAGAGTATGGAGTATCAAAAATGTAAGCAAAAAATTCATTACTATTGAAACTGAAGACCAACAGGGATTAGATGAAAACAATTATGTTAAAGTTGTTACGCCATTAGACATAAGTAAATTAAAAACCATACCGCATAATGAACCTCATTCTCAACCGTTAACACCGATTTCATCATTGGAAAATAGTAATCAGCCAATGTCGGGGGGAGCGCCTCCCGCAATTAATTTTGCACCAGTATTTAATATGAATGGAGGAAAAGGAGATGTGGAAATTGGTGCTGATACGTCTGCGAAAATACCAATGAACATATTACACGGAAGTGGAGAACCTGTTCAACAAGAAAGTAATACTGTATTATCCGGTGGTCATGGTGAAAAAGAGTTTTCCACAAATGATTTGACAAAAAATGCTTTTACAATTAAAAAAGTAGATTAATACAATAAATAACAATTAAAAATTGATTGATTTAGAAAATTCATAATAGTATTATATATTAGTATGAATAATTCCAGTGATAAAATTCGCGCCATTTACAAATCTCGTTCAACATTGTTAGAATTGTTGGACGCGCAAGGATACGAAGTTGAAGATTATGTTGAGTTCAGTTTAAATGAAGTCGATGCTATGTTTAATAATGACCAGTTAGATATGCTTTTAACACATAAAGATAATGGAAAAAAAACATATATTAAATATTACACAAATGGAGGCCAATTGCACGTACGCAAAATGACTGAGATGATAGACGAACTATATAACATTGAAAATGTATTGAATAAAGATGACGATTTTATTATTATTTATGAAGATGACCCTAATGATACCGTTGTAACAAATTTGAAATATTTGTATGATAATGAAGGTATATTTATTGTGGTGCATAATATTAAGCGATTGCAATTTAATATTTTAGAACATAGTTTAGTACCTGAATCTAGAAAACTTAATGCCGTCGAAACAAGCGATTTAATGAAAAAATATAATTTAAGCAAACTATCACAACTTCCCGAAGTTTCACGTTTTGACCCCCAATCCTTGGCAATGTGTTTAAGACCCGGACAAGTATGTGAATATAAGCGGCAAAGTAATACAGCAATTACTACTAATTATTATCGTGTATGTGTATAAATTTATATATACAATATATAAATGACAGATAAACCAAGTTTAAGACAATATAATCCATATAGTTTTTTTTACATTAGTGCAATTGAAAATGAATATATGCCAACGGATGCAAGTTGTAATAGATTAAATGGTAAAGCAATGGAAGAAATAATAGAAAAAGCAAACCTTTATATATTGGATTTGGAAAAAAATGGAAGCACATGGTGGAAAGATTATACTACTCAAAATTCATTACCATTAAATATAACAACTACTCAAGAGCTAGAAACACTCATCACAGAAATCAATACTAAAAATACCAATGACCCTACTTTTGCTATCCCTATATTTGTAGGTGAATATAATACTCTAACGAATGATATTCAGAAATTTAATTATAACGACTGTTTTGAATTAGGTTCAAATGATGATATTATTGCCAACGAAGATATTATTAAACGTTGTTTAAATGCTAGTTTGTGCAGAAATCGTGACAGATCAAAAGATTATTCTGAAAAAATGAATCGCGATGGTTCATCCATACAGCGATATAATGATGTAAAAAGTGAGTTTAATGAAGAATTTATGAACTCTATTAATTTAATACTTGGTTCACTTATTTTAGGGGGATTAATATTTAAGCAATATTACAGCAAATAATAATATGGATATATTTTATATTATTATAAATGTCTAACTATACAGTTGAGAAATGTACACAAAATAACAAAAATAAAAGTGTGGACGAAATTTCACCCGCAGAATGTATGCATTTAATAGATTATGTTCCAACAATTGACATAAAATTATATGATGAAAGTAATAATGAAATCACAGAAAATTTTGGCGAGAAAGAATTAAATATTAAACCATCAATGAATTTTAATAAAGGCCTTCCACATACTGAAATGGCGTCGATTCAAGCAAAAGACCGTATTAATAATAAATATGTGTTTTCTATTGTTCGCACTGGCGCTGAAGGATATAATGAGGAAAATCCTCTAAGTATCAAGAAACACTTGTCTGGTTGGGAAAATCATCGTTCAATTACACCTTTAGCCAGTTCTACTGATAATGTACCAATCACATATAGTTTAGATGGTGTAGGAAGTTTAAAATTAAATAACCCCCTTATTATAGATAAGTTTACATTTAAAGTTACTAAAAATGATACTCGCCGCATTGGTGCTATTAAATTCCACGTAAATGGTGAAGGTTACGATAATACTTCTTCCGTTACATATAGTAAAGACCCTCAAACAACTCGCCCCGTTAAAGCCCGCATTGATTTTAATATTTCTTATAAAGACGTAAATGTTAAGATTAATTTTCAAAATCCTCAATGCTTAGGATATTTAAGCAACAAAAATGATTGGAAATGTGTTCACAGAACTACTGGCGCAGTAAATGATATTTACTTTATGGATAGAGACGGAAACAAATATAGTAAAAATGAAACCGACAAAAAGACAATTAATACAAATAGCGATGGTTGGAGAAATCATTTTGGTGGCGAAGAATTTAATTTTACTATTCCCGCAAATACCGATTTAAATAAATTCAAAATTGATATAGGTAATGATGGTATGGCATTGGACCGAATTGCGGCAGAATCAGTTGGTTCAACATATTGGGATCCTAGTGTATCTTGGTGGAGACGCAGTTTGATTTATCCTGGAAAAACACATACACGTAATGATATTACAAAGAAACACGTAGATAATATGAAAAAATGGCAACCAAATAATGCCGCAAATTGTAAACCCATGTCCGACGTATTAGGACAAAAACCATATTTCGAAATGCTTAAGGAAAACACATTTGATGGTACAGGAAAAAGTGACATTAAAATAGACAATAATAAATTTAAATGTGTTAAAGACCGCCGAGAACGTGCTTTCGAATTAGAAATTAATACTACGTCCAAAGAAAATGTTATGATGTTGATGTCCACTGGTAAAGCAAGTAAATACAAGTGTTTTAATATTCGCCTTATTAATGGAAAAGTTGCAGTTATGGGTTACAACTATGATTTTACATTTGGTTCTAGCCGTTATGGTGATCTTCGCGACGGTAATTGGCACAAAATAGCGATTGTCTACACAAAACATTTACCTTCACCATATGACCATTGGTGGTCACAATATAATAATAATAAAAACCGTTATTGTGTTATTTTATATATTGATGGACACTTAAAAGACATTAAATGGGATAAAAAATCGTTTGATACAGAAGGAGATAATAATTATTTAGGTGTTTCGAATCATAAAGGTTCGGAATCTCGTTATATTGGTAAAATGAAAAACGTTAAATTTTACAAAGTTGCAAAAGATTTCAATTATCAATGTAAAGCTTGGTTCAGATATCCTTGGTGGATTAAAAACAAAACACAGGAAGTGGGTTGGGGTAATTGGTGGTGGGAAAGAAAAATAAGACGTCTGGTTGAGCGCGATGTGCCTCAAAGAGCTATTGTGCGCTTTGTAGATGATAGTAATACCACACTTGCCAGTAGTTATATTGATATTATTGAGAATCCTGATGGAAATACTTCTCATCGTTGCGAAGTTATGATTACTGACTTCCCCGCAAGTGTTAATGTAAAAGGTATTGTAATTGAATATCACAATTTATTAAATATTAGCAATATTACGGCAAATATTATTCCTACAAGTAGTGGTTTTACATCTGTTAACAATATTTCATGCACAAAAACTGGTGAAGAAACCGACAGTGCTTACAGTGAACATTGGAAAAAAATCACGTGTGATTTGTCTAGTAAAATAAATATAACACCTATAATATTGGATGACCCTACAGAAGCAATTATTACAATAGTTCCAAAAGTACCCATAAATATGTATCAATACGGTATGGTAAACGCAAATTATTTATCTACATTATACAGTAACAGCCAAAAAGACCCGTCAATGAAAGATGATATTGGTTTAACAGAAAACATTGATGATTTTTATCAAGACAATAATGAACAAAAAATGCCGGCACCAGAAAGTAATGAAAATAATGTTGATGGATTTTCTAATTATTTTGAAGCTTTTAACTCAAAAGTAGAAGGTTTTACTGGATTTACTACAGGCGGAGATGCAAAACAATCAGATATTAAGAAATTACACAACGATGTTGTTAAACAACGTTCCACAATGGATCAACAATTGGCCGAATTAAATAAAGAAAAAAATAGTGTTTATCAAGAGCAAAAGAAACGTTATGATCGTACAATGTTTGGAGGAATAGTTATGTCTATTTTAGCAACATCATTGGCATATTATACATTTACTGAAATATAAAAAAATAACATAATAATCTATAATATGTTATTTGAAGCATTTAACTCAAAAGTAGAAGGTTTTACTGGATTTACTACAGGCGGAGATGCAAAACAATCAGCTATTAAAAATTTACACAACGATGTTGTTAAGAAACGTTCCACAATGGATCAACAATTGGCCGAATTAAATAAAGAACATAATTCATTTTATCAAGAACAAAAAAAACGTTATGACCGTACAATGTTTGCCGGTATATTTTTATCTATACTTGGAGCAAGTGTGGGCTATTATGTAATCCAGCATGTATAATATATATATATCATATCATTATATATGATATATTTAAAAAACACTCCTCTTGAATTCGATTTTCAATATGAATTATCTTTTGTTTTAGTACCATTTATTGCAATATGTTATTATTTTTATGATTTTTTGCGACCAATGTTTTTTCATCATTTAACTTGCATTGGTTTATATGGCGCATATGAC